TTCATGTACTCCCTTGCTTTTATAATCTTCAATACATTTTTTTATAATAGCTTTATCCTCTTTATCATCTTTAATTAAGACTTTCATTTGTTCAATGCAGTCTCTACGATTAGGATTCTCTTTAATCATTGGTTTAATGCTGGATAATAGTTACAGGTTTTGAATTGCCATCACATAAAAAGCATTGATCACAACTGCTAACCCTATTAGCTTCAATACTTGACGGGCAAATTATCTCTTCTTTTAACTTAGGATCATCTTTTTTTCTAACTCTAAATGGTTTCCATCCATGACTAGTTGCTTCAATGTAATCTTTCATACCGTCACAACTTGCCATTACTGTTCCTTTAAAATCACTTGCAAAAGTTTTTTTCCATTGGTGTGTATATCCCGTATGTAATTTTTCTTTCTTACCAGCATTTTTATAAACTTCTTTTAACGCTTTATCCCATATATAAAAAGGAACCATTGCAGGATCTCCAAAGCTACCTAACCGTAAAAATTTATTATTAAATATATTCCAATTATCTTTTATATTTTCATACCCTTTACCATTACGCCAACACTCCCAAACCGCTCTAGGGCTTTGATATACCCTTACGTAGCAAGTAGCGTATCCATTCTCTTTAGGGTTGTTATATGTTGCGTGACAACAGTCCCCACAGACTGATTCGCCGTATTCTTTAAGCTTAAAAGCTTTGTGAGGTGCTAAGTGCTTATATAAAATAAAACTCTGCAAAAGGTTACCAGTTTTATCATTATCAGTTTGTTTATCAAAACCAGTAACAATAAGTCCAATATCTAAAGCTTTATTTATAGGGCTCTTCCCTTCCCATAGAATAAAACCATTAGGATTCTTTTTTTTCTTTTTTAATTTCATTTTTTGGTTTTAATTGGTTTGTAAATTCATTAAATAGTTTTTTATTTAATCCCTTATCTAAATGGTTGCAAGTCTCTTTATAAGCTTGCTTAGTTCCTATATCACTTATAGAGAAAGTTTTACTTTCTCCACTTGCATTGATTACGGTAATAGTAGGTTTATTCATAATTAATTCATCCTATTTTTTACAACTAAATTAATTTTATTTTTCATTAGAAGTAATCTCTATCTAATGAATCTTTTAATTGTTCTATTTGAGACTGTGGCAAGAAACTAATAAAAGATTTTAAAATATCTTTTTTAGTCATGTTTCTTGTGTAGTTTTCTAATTGATCGAAAACTGAATCTTTTAATTCTGTAGATGTCATTTTTTTTAAATGTTTGTTAGTGGTTTGTTGATAGTTTCAATTTGTAGCTCTAAATCTTTTATTCGCTTGTCTTTTTTTTTCAATTCTTCTTTTGCAGTTCTTAAAAGAAGTTCACCAGTACCCATTATTTGGATACCTAGCTCGTCTAGATTTTCAAATAGTTTTTTTGTTGATGTCATTTTTTTTAATTAGTAAACTACTTTTAGAGTTTCTAAAAACTCTGCTTCCTTCTTACTATTTAATTCCGTAACCTTGCCCGAGTAATCAGCCGACCAACCGTCAAAACCTGAAATATCATAAAAGTGAACAGGTTGCAAAGAATTCTTTTTAAATTTAAAAAGATGTTTCCAATCTTTTACAGCTTGTTTCACAACTCTTGCGGCCATTTCTTCTTTCGGTGTTTTATCAGAAGTAAACCAACTAGAACCACCACCAACGAAAACAATGGCTAAAAGTGTTAGCTTTTTTGTTTGGTCCTGGTCCAACTTTTGATTAGTTTTTGTTTGTGTCATTTTGATTTTTTTGGTTTGGGATTTTCTCGGCTTGTGTTGCTTCAATTACTCGGCTATCTTTATTGATAGTGTAATTTGGTTGTAGCATTTCTAAAATGTGCAACTGCTCTTCTGGCGTTGGTGTTAAATCAATTAGTGTCATTTCTAGTTTCTCCTATTTGTAATTAGATAGATAAACACACGCTCTACTGTTAGCGTTGCCACTGGCTGCACAGTCTCGTTCCGTCATTGTCTGCAAAGAACTGGAAACGCTAGCGACTCCACAAACTATCAAAAAAAGATAAGTGGAATAAATTACTAAAAACTTCATTTGTGTTTGGTTTGGGTTTGTTGTTTTTTGGTTTATTCAGTTCACTAGCTCGGCAAATTGATTTTGTGTTAATTGCTAGCTAGTTAAATGATTTTAGAGAATTTTTTTACTCTAAATTTTAAATAGTGCTGGTCCAAACTCATTATAGCAGTTAATGGGCTCCTGTCATTTATTAATTAACAAAAACTCAATCAGCTCACACGCTGGATTTTCTCCCTTATCCTTTACTAAACGACTACTAATTAGTTGCTATCTGAATTATCTCAGTTGGGTAGACGTATCCTGGGGGACGACTACCAAAAGTTGGAAATCCCTGGCAGGGCCCCCGCAACTTAAATATATTCTTGAAATTAAGATTTTTTATTTTCGACTTTAATGTTAAGTTCAGGGGCTTTTATGTTTATGACCTCTTCAGATTCACCTACAACCTTACCCAAATCAGCGAGAAGGGTCTGAACGGTTTGAAGTTGACCTTTTCTCATAGCTTTATCTATTGCACGAAGACGCATAGATTGAATACGAGCAACCATAGATTCTCTATCTTTAGCCCAGTCTTCTTCATTCCAGATTTTGACTTGTTTCCAATCATCCCAAGAGTGACGTTCACAGATACCTTCTTTAAGGGAATGATCTATAACGAGCTGCCTAGTAGAAAGTCCTTCACTTTGTCTTCTGTAAAGGCGTTGCTGTCTTTTAAGTATAAGTTGGTCGGGGTCTTTGGGTCTTGCCACGATTACAAATCGGATGACTATGTATAAGATAATAGGTTATGACAGTTAAAACCGCACAAACAGGTCCAGATATCAGCCTGAGATGGGCTCAAGGGCAGGTATTTAATGATGAGCGAAGGTTTAGAGTATTAGTAGCGGGGAGGAGGTTTGGAAAGAGTTATTTGAGTTGTATTGAGTTATTGAGAGGGGCTATAGAGAAACCAGGAGAAACATTTTTTTATTGTGCTCCGACATATCGGATGGCAAAGGATATAGCGTGGAAGGCATTAAAGAAATTAGTCCCGAAGGTATGGATTGAGAGTAAGAATGAGACTGATTTGAGGTTGGAATTAATTAATGGGTCAACTATTGAGTTAAAGGGTACGGAAAATGCAATGGCATTAAGGGGAAGGAGTTTGTCAGGTGTGGTATTAGATGAGGCTGCATTTATGAGTGCAGAGGTATGGTTTGAAGTAATAAGACCTGCGTTAGCAGATAAACAGGGATGGGCTTTATTTATTAGTACACCTGATGGGACAGCGAGTTGGTTTTATGATTTGTGGTGTTATTGCAAGGAAGATCCTACTAAAGAATGGAAAAGGTGGTGTTATACAACGATTGAGGGGGGTAATGTTCCAGAAGATGAAGTTGAGGCGGCTAGAGCACAATTAGATGCAAGGACGTTTAGACAAGAATTTGAAGCTAGTTTTGAGAATTTAACTGGATTAGTTGCTGTAAGTTTTGGCGATGACAATATTTCGACTAAAGCGGAAGATATCAGCGTGATGCCTCTGTTGCTGGGCGTTGACTTTAACGTTGATCCCATGAGTGGCATCTGTGCTGTTAAAAAAGATGACACGCTATATGTCTTTGATGAAATAATTATGACTGGAGGTGCTACGACATGGGATTTTGCGGAGGAAGTAACGAGAAGGTATGGAGTAGATCGAAGAATTGTTGCTTGTCCTGACCCTACGGGTGGAGCAAGAAAAACTGCTGGCGTTGGTGCTACTGACCATGCAATTTTAAGAAGAAGTGGTTTTAATGTGTCAGCTCCAAGAGCACCTTGGAAAGTTCGAGATAAAATTACTGCTGTTAATACTGCTTTATATGATGCAAATAGTATTCGGAGAACATATATTCATCCCCGTTGTAAAGAATTAATTAAATCATTGAGAACCTTGACTTATGCTCCAAACACAGGCTTACCGAATAAAAATCTTGGTGTTGATCACGCTTTTGATGCTTTCGGGTACTTATGTTTACAACAATTTAATTTAGCGAAACCTGAAACTTTAGGTCAAACT